GCTATTATACTCTTTCATATTGATATTTAATTTAAATTTCTCTTACGTCAATGAATACATTTCCTTTTCTTCATCTGTTAAATTTAAATTATTTTTTCTAAATTTTAAAAATGAACCATTTATTTTACTTAAATTTAATTCTTGATCTTTAGAAATATTAGCAATACTCTTTTCAGTTAAAGCATTATTAATTAAATTATTTTCTGAATCACCACAAAAACCTGAAGATAGAGAAGCTTTTTTTATAGGGTCTAAGCTGATATCTTTTATTTGTTTATTTGATAAATCACCTATATTTTGCATTGGAGATTTAAAGCTATCTTTATTAATTTTAGCTGACTCAAATCTTTGTATACTTTCCTTTTCTATATTTTTTAATTCATCTTCTAATTCTAATTCTAAAATTTGATCCTGTAAAGTAAATTCACCTTGTATATTACTGAAACTATCGAATACATTTTTTAGTTTACCGGTTAAATTATCTAAAGGACCTGTAAAGAAGCTACCTATACTATCTTTATCGAAGCCTGGCAATTTAAATTTATCTATACTACCTGTTGTTATACCTGTTACAAGATTTATAGCACCGTCAATTTTATCACAAATTGCTCCTTTAACATTCTTTATAGTATTAGTTATTTGATTTCTTTTAACACTTGGAGACAGGTTTTCAGTTACAGAAGGTGTTATATTGTTTAAGTTTTTACTAAATGAATCTATTGAAGGTCTTTTAAATGCCATATAGAATATTTACTTGATTATTATGTTTTAGATGTTATAATTATTGTATGTTAGTATCTCATGAAAGTCCTATTAGTATATTAGATAAATCGAGAATGTATAATGACTATGATTATGCGTTAGTTCATTTATTTGAAACTCATCCTGATTATTATAATTTTTTTAAAGACAGTGTTACTGTTGGTAGAGAAGTGCTATTAGATAATAGTATTTTTGAACTTGGTGAATCTTTTGATTCCGATAAATTTGCTAAATATGCAAAAGAATTAAAACCTACTTATTATATAGTACCTGATGTTTTAGAAGATGGTTATGCAACTATTCAAAGCTTTAATGATTTTGTAAATAAATATCCTGATTTAACTGGTTTAAAAATAGGTGTCGTGCAAGGTAAGACTTGGGATGAGTTGGTTGATTGTTATAGATATATGTCTGATAATGCAGACTATATTGCAATTAGTTTTGATTATAGTTATTATATTGTAACAGGTAGCGGTAAAACTAAACTTGAAAGATACTCAACTGGAAGACATAAATTTATAAATGATTTAAAACGTGAAGGTATTTGGAATATACATAAACCTCATCATTTATTAGGTTGTTCTTTAGCTAAAGAATTTAGTTTATATACTAATGATAGATCAATAAGATCTGTAGACACCTCTAATCCAGTAGTTGCAGGTATTAAGGAACTTAGATATAATGGTAATTTAGGTTTAAATCATAAACCTTCTATTAAACTTGCAGATTTAATTGATCATGAAGTAACAGATACACAAATGGAAAATATAGAATATAACGTTAAAAATTTTAGAAAGATTGTAAATGATAGTTAGTTTTACAGGAGCTCAGAGTACAGGTAAGTCTACTCTTTTCAATAAGTTAAAGAGTTCTGATAGATTTAGAAAATTTAATTTTGTAAGTGAATTGACTAGAACATTGAAAGAAGATTATAATCTTAATATTAATGAAGAAGGTAATGATATAACTCAATTAGCTATACTTAATGGGCATTTTATGAACTATTTAAAGTATAAAAATACTGATGTTTTGTTAGATAGATGTATTTTAGATGGAGTAGTTTATACTACCTATCTTTATCATACAGGAAAAGTTAGTAAAGAAGTAGCTGAGTATGCTGATTATTTAACTGGTAAATTGGTTAATAGCGTAGATATAATCTTTTATACAGAACCTGATGTACCTTTAGTAGACGATGGTGAACGTAGTATAAACATAGAATTTAGAAATAAAGTAATAGAATTATTTGAAGAAGCAATTACTCATTATAATATAAATGCAGTAAGATTGAAAGGTTCGGTAGATGAAAGAATAAAAACTATTAATGATAAATATGACTTATGGCAAACAATAAATTAGATAACAGTAATATTAGTAAACATTTAGGAGCAATATCTCAATATAAGAGTACTTATGATCCTGGATTGCTTGTAAAAGAGCCTCGTAGTAATAATAGAGAATACCTTAATATATTTGATGATAATTTACCTTTTATAGGGTATGATACATGGAATGCATATGAAGTATCGTTTCTATTAGAAAATGGTAGACCGGTAACTGGAGTTGCTAAATGTGTATACCCTTGTTCAAGTAAATATATTGTAGAGAGTAAAAGTATAAAATTATATTTTAATTCATATAATATGAGTAAGATTGCTGTTGATAGAGAGGACGCAATAAAATCTTTTGAATTAACTGCAAGTAAAGATTTAAGTAGCTTGTTAGAAACAGATGTAATTGTTTCATTTCAGGATGGTGTAAGAGTTAATAATAAATTTGATAGTCCTAATATGGAATGGGATATTGATAGTTATCAGAATGTAGATTTACTCGACGATCATAAAGATTTTGTATATACTCAATATACAGAAGATCCTAGTCTGTTAGAAGGTATAACCCGTGATAGGGATTTAGAGCAAAAGTTTTATTCTGGTCTATTGAAAAGTAATTGCCGAGTAACTTCTCAACCGGATTGGGGTGATGTTTTTATACATATTAAATCTAAAACTGCAATCGATGCTCATAGTATTAAAAACTATATTATATCATTTAGAGATGAATGTCATTTTCATGAAGAAATTTGTGAGTGTATCTATAAGAGATTAAAAGATGCTTTTGAACCTAGTGAGCTTTTAGTAATGTGTTTATATGCTAGAAGAGGTGGTATTGATATTAACCCTGTTAGAGCGTCAGATAGTAGTTTAATTAACTTACTTGCTGATAATTTAATAGATAGTAAAGCAATTCATATTAAGACATCTAAACAATAAATTTAATATCTAATTATTGTAACAAAAAAGACCCAGTCGAATATTCGACTGGGTCTTTTGTTGAAGTGTATAAGACTTAAGATTATCCGAAGTACACGCTGTTTGTACCAGGTGTAAACGCTTCTCCGAGTCCTGTACAAATGATAACGTGATAGTATAGATTAGCACCGAAAATATTGTCAACGACACCATAACGTGTAAGCAAGCCTACGCGAGGTGCGAAGTCATTAGGTCCGATTGTTCTCTGTACCATAACTGGGATGTATGGGCAGTAGATAATACCAGTGTCATAGAATTCAGGTCCCTTGTATCCAAGTAGAGCATATTCAAGACGAGCACCACGTAATGTAGACCCTCCTTGAGCTTCTGCTTGACCTTCTGTTCTTGTGTCACGATAAACGTTGAAACGTCCACCAAGATTACCAATCTTAGCAACACCTACTGGTTGTGTATTAACATTACCTTGGACTGGTACCCACTGGAATTCAGGGAGCATTTCCAAGATAGCGCATACACGAGGTGTAGCTACGATGAAGTTAGCAGCACCACGGCGATTTCTCACTGCGATTCTATTAGCTTCTACGATAATTCTTTGATAGAAATCTCTGTTACGTTCTACTAACCAACGACCATCTGCAGAAGCAGGACTCCATACAGAGTAACCTGAACCACGTCCAGCATTTAGAGCAACTTGAATCATTCTCATCAACATTTCTCTATCGATTTCAGCCTGAATTTCATATGACATTGCATTTGTTAATTCAGTATCGATATCGATACCATTCATGTTTTTAAGATCTTGTTCAAGTTCAACTGACCAGCGAGCGCCTAAGCGTCTAGTACCGGCTTCAACAGCTGTCTTCTCGAAAGAAACTTCGAAGTTAGGAATGTTACCTGTAATTTCAAAGTTCTGAAGAAGAGCTGCAACACCTTGATCCTGTTCTTCCATAGTGAAAGCTGCATCTGCATCTCCACCACCGGATAAGAACGATGCCGAAGCACCTGTATAACGAGTATCAAGTCTTTGATAACCAGCTTCTGTACCACCAGTTTCACGTAATGTGGAAACTTGTGACCCAGGACCTGAATTACCAGAACCTAAACCGTCAATACCAGAACCTAGAGTTTCATCTGAATAGCGATAACGCAATGCAAATGCTAACCCAACTGGTCCAGCCATTGGTTGAACACCAACGATTTCATTTGTAATTAACTCGGGAAAAGTACGTCTAATCATCGGAATCAAGATTTTTGGCAAACGAGCATCAGCTGGTGCATATGTATCCAAGCCTGGTGTACCACCAACTTGATTAGGAGCGCCAATTGAAGAACCATTACCAACCGCACCACCTGAACCAGCTTGGTTAGGGTTTGTTGGTGTGTAGTTAGGTCCAGCCTCTTGAATACACCATGCTTCTTGGTTTTCAAGTAGCATTGCTGTATTTAAACGAGTATGACTATCTTCGATTGCTGCAACACTTTTAGATGTGTAATCCAATACTGGACCCCATTTTTCTAAAAGAGAAGCTGCTCTTGATTCATCTATATAAGCCTGTGTAGGTCTAATTGATTTCATAGTATATTTTCCTTTATTATTCGACCCCAAGGTTTTAAAAAACCAGGAAACTCAGGAATACCTAAAATTATATAAAAAATTTAGTATTTTGAAAGCTCGTCCATATAAGGTGTTGGAGCAGCACTGCTACCTGAAGACGTTTCTTCATAAATCACCCGATCGACGTTATCTCTCTCGCTTAAAGCTTCTTCCTTTAAAGACTCGAGTCTGCCACTTTCTTTTTTGTTAAATAGCTTCAATGTATAATCAAAATTTTCAGAGATAAAATCGTATCCTTTACCTTTCAATTGTTTTGCCATATACTTTTTAGCTCTTTCATCAAGCTTAACAGTTTTTTGTTCGAATAATAGATCAGATTTAATTTGATCTAACTGTTCTTTTAAAACTGCATTTTCTTCTGCAACAGACTCAAGCTTACTAGAAGCTTCATTTATTTGATTTTTACCATCGATTACAGCTTCTTTAATGCTTTCTTTTTCAAGAGCACTGTCAACTGCTAAATGGTTTCTTAATCCTTCTAATACTTTAACAGCTTTTGTATTTTTTACTGCTTCTGAAATTGTATCAGTAGGAATTTTTTCTTCTAGATATACATCTAGATAATTAGAAATATTTTCAACTAAATCACTTTGGAAACCTGAAGCACTTTCATTAATTTCACTTTCATATTTTTCGATAACCATTTTAAGCTTATTAGCTCTATCTGAATCGATTGCTTCAACTACTCTTTGTAATTTATCTGAATGATCGACATCAATTTTTTCAACAAGCTCTGTTAACTTTTCTGTATACATTTCGTCTTGTCTGTTTAATGCATCTTCTACATGTAATTCAACCTTATCGTTGACTTTACTTTCGAATACAGTTTCAATTTCAGATAGAACTTCATCGTTAAGTGCTCCATCAGTTGCTTCTTTTAATATTTGTTTAATGTCCATAATTTAGAATATACTTATATTATTATTTAATATCTTACGCTCTATTTTTTTATCAACTATGTTAGATAAATTAGAACTAGCTTTCTTATAATCTCTATCCATTACATTAGTTATAAATTTTTTAATTTCTGTTTTTATAGCCTTCATTTTTATTATTTATAGAGTTTTTAAAAATTTGATAATATTATCTTTTAAAAATGTATCTTTACCTTTTAGAGGCATATTGCTTATATTTTTTTCAAAAGTTTCATATGATTCTTCAAATTGTCCGTATTTGTTTACCACATACTGTTTACTTTCTAATATACCATTTACAAATGCTTTAGGAAATGATGGATCTGCTACACAGTCAATAGCAACTAATTTAAAATCTTTAACTCTATTAACACCGTCTGTACCTGATTCTGGTATTAATTGACCTAATGCTCTTGAACTCATACCTACTCTAACCCCGTCATTGATTAAACTTCTTACTATTAAACCTGTAGGTGTAGAAAGAACTTTACTTTTTCCGTAAAATACATTACCTTCTTGCGACATTTCAGTTACTAAATGACAAGCTCTCTCTAGATCAACATCAGCTGTTGCAGGATGATTTAACTCACCCATTGCTCGTCCAGTCTTAACCATCATATTTTCATAACGTTTAATTTCACGTTGCATTTCTTCTAGTGGATAAATTCTTTTATTTCTATTGACTCCTTCAGCCATCATATACGGCCCTTTAATATAAAAGTTTTTATTGTCTTTTGAGTTACCTTCCTCAACGATATATTCAAACTCTTCCTTAGGAGCTGGTGTTTCTACAATTAAGTTTAATCCCATAATATTATTTATAGCTTTTTAGCTTATTTCCATCCGCAATTCAATTCTTTCTCAGTGACTATTAAGAATTTATAACCTTTTTTATCAGCCCATTGTTTAGCTGCTTTCCATTTTGCTACATTTACAACATACGTCTTTTGTTCATATAACATAGTAGAACTTTTTTTCTTTTTAGATCTTACAGGTCTTTTAGTCTGTTTACTAGGTTTTATTTCAATTAAAAATTTATTATTATTACCATTTCTATCTTTAAAAATTATAAAATTATCTACAAAATACCTATGCACTTTATTATCTAATGGACTCAAGTAAGGTATTATTACATTTTCACTACCCCATTTTAATATATTTTCATTACAATCAGCCCATTTAAAAAATTTCAATTCCCAACCTGATCTAAAGATAGGTAACTTCTTTCCTATATATTTTTCTATATTAACAGGCTTATATACACCTTGTTTAAATTTATTTCTATTATTATTTTTCAAACCTTATAAATATAATTATGACATTTGAAGAAAAAATCATTAAAAATTCTAGTATTAGACAAAAAAATCTTGTAAGACCGGCAAAGATTGCGTTCGAAAAGCCTGATACTGGAGTTACAATTAATAAAAAAGGCGCATATTACCTTATAAAAGACTCAGCAGATGTAACTATAAAATATGTTGTACACCTATGCTACGGTTCATACAATAACCCTATAAACGATTTAAAAGGTAAATTTACTCAAAGTGAAATTATAGATTTTGTAGGAAGAAGTAAAGAAGAACAGCAAACAAAACAGTTGTTAAATATTATTTTAACTGATATTGGTGTAGTAAACAATAATTTTTCTACTGAAACAAAAGAAGATCTAGATCTAACTATTAATGATGAAATAGATGATGTATATGGAGATTATGAATTAGAAGATTCTGATTCAACTTCAAGTAGCTCATCTACTACATCTACTGAAACTATAGATGTTAATGATGCTAGTGGTATAATACAAAAACTTATAGAAGTTTTTCAAGCAAAAAGTTAACCAACGAAGAATAAAGGTGGATCTGCATCTCCTTGACCAGGAGCTCCTGTCATTAATTGCTCTTCTAAAGCAGCTTTTTCAGCTAAGCCTTCTTGCAATAGATCAGTATTAAGAGTCCCTCCTCCAAATAATTGCGTACCTTGGTATTTACCTCTTACTCTACCTACTGATATTTTACATAAAGCTTGAGCATATTGATATACCCAAAGTTCTTTTACTAAATCTCTAATAGGTCTTTCAACGTAACAAGATATCACACCATAAAATCTAATACTAGAGTTACTAGCGTTAGGTTGTGGGTACATTCTCAATAATTGAGTTCTAGGATCAAACGTATACGATCTTCTTGTAGCTAGCATTTTTTCTCTTGTTTCTAACCAATTTTTTAAAGTATACCAGCTTACTAAATCAAAACCATAATTACCCATCGCATAACTAAAATATGTTTGCTGAGCTAATGTCTGTTCAATAGTAAATAAAGTATTAATACCAGTTGTTGAACCTTCTTCAAAGTCAGTAATATCAATTACC